TGAAAGCATCGCTGCCGCTAAAATGCAGGTCGATCGTCGCAGTTCCAGCTGTCGTTGTGTTGATAGCCGCGCCGCCATTTGTCGCGGATACCGTGAAATGATCGGCATCAATAATTGACTGTACGAAGAAATTACCGTTAGAAAGTCCGGCCGCCCCAGATATTGCGGAAATAACGATTGTCGTTCCAATTGATGTAGCATGAGCCACATAATTAATTGAGGCAGGCGATGCATTTGAAATCACTACAGCAGCCTTCTGGGCATTAAGTCCGTAATTGCCCGATGTCTTCAGCCAATTCAGGATGGGGCTATCGCCCGTAAAGAAAGCTGCTTGAGATGGATTAATGCTCATACCGCCGCCGTTGCTACCTACACCGCCATGAAAGTGCAGTCCTGCTTCCGCGCGTTCCACGATTGATGAAACGAAAGATGCGACGGCTATTGTACAACTAGCATGAATGAAGTCACGGCGATTTAGCACGAGGTCAGCGTTCCCCACCGCGTAAATTGATTGTGACACATGGTTACGCTGTTTCCGGGCGTGGAAAATGCAATTGGATAGATTAAAACCTCAGCAACGCTACCAATTAGTTTCTCAGCAAAACTGTCTGATCCAAGCAAAATACCGTTACCAGAGCTTAGCGCACTAGTAGCACCTCCACTTGCAGAGCCGTTGGAGCCATCAACATTCATAATACCAGACGAGACTTGCTCTATACCCTGTAGAGCGTGCCACGCATTATCCGTCGCCGCATTTACGGCAAAAGCATTATTAGCAAATACACCAGCTTGGTTGGCGACACTATTAAAGAACATCTCAGCATCATTAGCCAGTGCTCCACCAACAATTGCGTGGATCGCTCCAGAGCCTGTATGTATTGCAACCGACGAGAATGTAATCGGTAGACTTATCGAAGAACCTAGATTAGCTGTCTGCAAAAACTGCGATCCGCTGAATGCCGCACAAAACGCCTTCCCAAGACTGCCACATGAAGTGGTAAGCGTCGGTCTCGTTGCCACAGTCGCCTGTGTAGCATCACATGGTCCTGTACAGGCGCTTCCAATCTGATCATACCAGATTTTTATTGTGCAATTTGCTCCCGGACAGGCAATGCCGCTAACCGTAGCAGACACTAGATTACCGGTTATTGCGTCACTGGATAGATCAGCGCAACCGACATCCACGCCACCAGTCGAGTTGCAGATATTAGCAACTTTTGTTCCTCTCTTGGCCGAATTACAGGCCATTAGAGAATAGCAAGCAGTTGGATTTATAACAGCATCAGCGGCTCCGATGTAAGATATACTGCTTGCCAACGGCAACCATCCCGCCCCAGTCAACCAGACAAGGCTGAAGAGCGCGATGAAGAGGGAGGTGAGTTTTTTCACAGTTGATAGCCCCAGGAATTAACGTCAACCGCTGTGGCCGTACCATCAGCGGTGGTCGTAATTGTGATCGCGGTGTTGACAGCTGAAGCTGGAATGCACGGATTAAAATTTTGGGTTACGAGGATTTGTCCAGCTGTGGCATTAACAGGTAATTGGTAAACTTGTGATGAACCTATAAGGCCTGCTACAGTTACAGGACCAATGGTTGCAACGCCACCCAGAGAAGATATATTAAACCCACAAATGAACGTGGTTTTTGATGCGGCCGCTGCGAGTGTGCCGACTACGGCTGACGAAGATCCAGTAGCATTCCCTGTAATAGCAGTTGGTGCGGTCGTAACCGAATTGACTGGGTATTGAGAATTCAGATTGACTGGGACGGACAACGCAGTAGTTGATCCGCCCGTGGCGATGATACCCGGGCTATTCGGGTTGAGCGCAGTGACGAGAGACGTATCCGTAGCAACCGGAGCAGTGCTGGCCGGTTTTACCGTCGCTAGATTAGTGCCCGCAGTGTCGACAATCTTGACATTGCCAATGGTGTTGGCACCGGCTGGAGTTGCCGCTGTGACCGCCGAATAAAGTGCATTGCCTGTTGTATCGGTGTCGATGATCTGTGCGCGCTTGGTAGTGCAACGGGTTGTGCCTTGAGTGCCTGTGGTTAGGGTAGAGGCATCGTTGAATTCACAACCCTGTGGGGTCATGTTGGAAGTGCCTTGGGTCCAAGTTGCTTGGTCTTGGACTGAGAGCCCACCACCTCCACCGCCGGAGGTTATTAACTTGCCATTGGCGTCGCATTGAACATAACCCCAGAAGCCCGAGGTGATAGTTGGTGGGGCTGTGTTGAAGGCACAGGCTAATGCATTTGTGGGGATCGGACCTTGAATTTGTTGGGCCCAGGCGGCTGAGCAAAGGGCCAACCAAAAAAAGAGAATTAGCTTTTTCATTTAGCCCTCCTAGAATTGTGAATACCATAACATGATTGAAACTGTGGCCAAGGTTGAAGTAGCGCAGACCGCTTGGCTTTGATTGCTTGAATTACCCGCGATCTGTATGTGGTCTTGGTTTGGAGAGTTCGAGCTGACGGTAAAGGAAGGCGATAGCTTCTTCGTGCCTGTGTCACAGTTGGCCGCTCCAAATGTGCCTGAGGTGAAGGCGACTACGGCATTGGTTCCGGTGTTGGTTACATTCCAGCCACAGATAAAGACGGTTTGACCAACGATGGCCGGGATGAGAATGGCTGCGGTTGTGAAGCCAGTTTCTAGAATAGCGATTTTATTGCAGAGAATTGCGTTGGATGGGCCAACAGTGTTCTCGGCCTGCGCCGCACTGGAGAGGGTAAGGGAGAGGAGGAGTGCGGCGCAGAAGCGAAGCATTAGCGGAGCCTTTGCCATTTGGTTGTGGCTAAGACGTACATCCATTCAAGTGAGGTGCCAGCGGTTAGGGTTTGGCTGTTGAATGTAGCTTGGAGAGTTTGTCCTGTCGCTGGGGTTAAGGTTACCAAAGAGGTGAGGGTGGTATCTGTGGCCAGCTGTAGGATTTGTCCATCATAAGGAGTCAATGGAGTAGTGATGGTCCAGTTGGCCGGAGCGGTACCGATCCAGAATAGAGTGCTATCAGAGGGGAGCATCTGGTAGGCTTGAGATCCAGAACCGGAGAAGGTTTTGAGGCCAGTGGCGTTGCGAAGCTCACCTACAGGAATGAAGATTGATGGACCACCTGGACCGCCTACAGCACCAACCAGAACCTCGTTGCCGGTAAGGTTTGGAGAACTGAGCTGTTGGGCCCAGACACCAACAGTGAAAGCAAGGACGGCAATGACCATCCCTGCCAGAATTGCGCGAAATTTGGTCATGATGCGCTCACACAGACGTAATCCCACACCGTGTTGACTGCAGCGGTGGTGAGGACGAGGGTTGTGGTTGTGGTTGCCCAGCTAAAGGTGGTGGCTGGGATGGCGCCTTGAGCTGCGACAACGCAGTTGGGTGCGGTGACGAAAGCTGTGCCGAAGGTGAGGGTGCAGGAGGTTGGAGTGCCGGCGGTGATGGTTACGCGGCCACCGAAGTCAGTGCCGACGTTGGTGACAGTGCCGCAGGCGGAGATGACCGGCGCTGGACGGCCTGCGGGAGTGAGGAGGTGGCCTGGAACGTAGAGGCCGCTATTGACGTCTACGCCGAACGGACCGCGAGGGTCCTGGGAGAGTTGGACGGATTGGTTGATGGTTTGGGCAGCGCCGACACTGCACAGGAGCAGGAGGAGGGCGAATGAGGTGCCCCAACGATGGAAGAAGTTTTTCATGGCTGACGCTCCTTAGTTGGCGATGACAATGCCGGGCGGATAGCCGCCGAGCACTGCGTTGGATTGTTCCGGGAGATCGTGGCGATCGAGGACTAAGAAGCCTTTGAGGGCTCCAGCAGTGTGGGTGCCGACAGTCACATAACCCAATTGGAGGAACCTGGGAAGGGCTTGGGCTGGCGCAGGCCGTGGCATGTCGATGTCGAGGAGCCGTGCGCCAACGATGAGGTTGGCTTCGACCACGACCGGGCCGGTGGCCATGACGACGTAGGACCCGGGTGCGCCGGATCCGTTGTCAGGGGCGCCTTGGATGTTGACGGCGAGGGAGGTACCGGATGCGAAGGCGGTGGTGACTTGGACCAGGAGCTTCATCGCTGGGTCGTCGCCAATGCCGATGTCGCGAGCGCCACCACCAGAGCCGGAAGTTGGGAGGCCGATGATGCCAAGGTCGAGTTGGTTGGTGGAGACCTGGGAACCGGTGGTGGGGTTGTCGCCAGTGCCAGTACCGCCGCCAGCGAAGTTGGTGAACATTAGATAGCCATCGAGAATCATGTTGCGCTCCTTACGAGACGGTTGCTTCGTTGGACAGGATGGCGTCTACGGTGCGAACCGGGATGCCGCGGAAGGTGGTGATGGGCTTGCCGTTGAACTCCTCAAGTCTTAGCAAAACGTTGGTTTTGTTCATTGCTTGGAGATCGAGGTAGGTGCGGAGGATGCGGTTGCAGTAGAGGACCGTCCGGCCCATGTCAGCGCGGACCATTGGGGAGTCCGAGGTCTGGATGGTAGTTGCGGAGACTGGAGCGGTTGGGAGGCGATAGAGGCCGCGGATGATGAGGTTGATCAGGTTGGCCGCGGAGACACCGGTGAGCTGGGTCACGTCGATGTTTGCAACGCGGACCATGTAGCGCCAGTCACGTTGGACGAAGCCGATTTCCCATTTGAAGTGTTCGCGGTAGGCTTGGAAGGTGTTGCCGTTGGAGTCGGTGACCGGCCACTCGCCCATGTCGCGCTGTTGGAGGCCAGTGAGTTTGCCTTTGGGAAAGGTTGCGTGGTTGGTGTCGACGCCCCAGGTCATGATCCAGAGGGAGGTGTTGGTGGAGGCTGCACCGCCGCCGGAGAGAACGTTGGCTGCGGTTTGGGAGTTGGCTGCGGTTAGGGTGGAGTAGCGTGGGGCAAAGCCAGTGAAGCGCTCTGGGTTGATGAACTGGTTGCCGTAGATGAGGACTTGGGCGACTTGTTGGGACATGCCTTCGAGGAAGGCGCGGGACTCGGATAGGCGGAATTCTGGGGTGTTGCCGTTGAGATCCGCGATGTCTTTGTCGATGACGGAGTAGGTTTCGAGGTTGCCGACGGCGTCGACGATTTGAGCAGTGGTAGACTTGGCGTTGGGGACACCGGTGTTGAGCAAGCGCCAGGTTGCTTGGGGCAAGCCGGTTCGGACGGTGGTTTTGTGCCCGGTGGGGAGATTGCCTTCGACGACCATCATGTCATCGAGGATTTCGTTTGTTTGGGAAAGGAGCTCGATGATGGATGCGACTTTGTAGCCGTCATCGAGGCGCTTGGCCCAGTCGGCGTAGGTTAGGGCGGTGGAGCCAATGATTGCCATGGGCTAATCATCCTTGTGCAGAGGGTGAGGTTCATTG